CGACTCTACATTTTTAGATGAATTACAAGCACAAACTGGTTTACTTGGTAGTCAGATCCGTCAAGCCAATCCTCACGCTACATATACACCTACATCAGAAAGAACTATTCAAGGTGTTTCTGGTCCAGTAGCACAAAACTATTTTGATCCAGCAACTAACCAATTTATGATGCCAGATTTAGGTCAAAGTTTACACGGTGGTACTCAATATACAGGCACTGGAGTAGGAACAGGAACAGGAGTAGGAACTGGAACTTATACTCCTGGTGCTTTTGGTGAATATTACGGACAAAATATCCCAGTAGTACCCCCTACAGGAATAATTTCTGGAACAACAGGAGGTCCAGCAGGAGGAGGTGGTTCTGGTAGAACAGACCCAGTTAATCCAACTGCTTTTGATTTCCCTAATCTTCAAACTCTACCAGGATTTGCTGGGCTTTTAACAGGACTTTTCGATTTACCACAAGGCACTAAATTTAAGTGGAATCCTGTAACAGAAAAATATGAACCAGAATCTTTTGTAAATGTTCCAGAGAACATAGAAGGAGAACCTGTTAGTACATGGAATCCAGACAAATCTACTATGACGATGGATAAAGAAGGTAGGGTAACTTATGGTACTGACCCTTATGGTATAGGTGACTATACAGCAGGAACTGGAACAGGAAGCGTTGCAGCATCAGGCAGTTTAATGGGTAGTGGAATGTTATCAGATAATATAGTGCAAACAATGGCAGAGCCTGGACCCACATATTTTGGAGATTTGGCAAAAAGGTATGGTAGACCTACTTATACTCAAAGTAATCAAGTAACTATAGATACAGGTAAAAAATGGGGATCGGATCAAACTCTTTCGGATCTGCTGCATAACAAAGGTGTAGCAGATATTAAAGCAATGGCTGAAGCAGCACAAACAGATCCTCAAGTTTTAGCAGATATTGCTGCTATGACAGGACATATGCCAACAATGACAAAAACTATGCCAACATTTACAGGCACAGGATTTGTACAAGATAAAAAACAAGAAGGACCTAGAGACTTCGGAGGAGGTGCAATGGGTCCAGGTGCTATAGGTTGTTTTGTAAAAGGAACTATGATTGAAATGGCTGACAGTACAGAAAAAGAAATTACATCTATAGATGTTGGAGAAGAAATAAAAGGTGGAACAGTTTTAGCAATAATGAAATTTTTACCAACAAAAATTTATGATTATAAAGGTGTTAAAGTTTCTGGATCACATTGGGTTATTGAAGATAATCAATTTATCGAAGTTGAAAATAGTAAACATGGTATTTTAACAGATTTATTAGAAACAGTATATTGTTTTAAAACTTCTGAAAATAGAATTTGGATTAACGGTATAGAGTTTGGTGATTTTGAAACAGGTAGTGATAAAGATTGGGAACCACACTTTGAAGCAGTTAAAGAAAAACTTAATAAACAATTAAGAAATGACTAGCACAAGAAACTTAGAATATGTTTATAACTATCCTGCTTATACATGGGAAGGTATATTATTATCAACTTATGAATACCAACTTGTATCGGAAGATATTACAAATCAATTAGTGCGTTATCACAACACAGAAAATCAGGAGGTAGCAGCATGGTTTCTAGCTTAGAATGTAAACACTGTGAACATAATTGTCACTGCGGAAATAGCGGTCAATGTGCTATTGAAGATTGCGACTGTATAAATTGCGAACACAATGCACTAGATGAATTTTGGAAAAATACGGTAGAAGATGGCACACACATACAAAAACAGTAAAGTAGATTTAACATCAACTAATGATACTGTTTTATATACAGCACCTGCAGTTACAACAAGTATTGTAAAATCTATATTAGTATCTAATGATGATGCAAGTAATGCTTGTGAGATAACAGTTACTTTACTTAATACAGGTAATACAGTATTTAGTTTATTCAAGCAAAAAGATATAAGTGCTAAAACAACTACAGAATTATTAAGTAATCCATTAGTAATGAACACAGATGAAGAATTAAAAGTACAAGCAGAAAATGCTAATGATCTTCATGTTGTAGTTAGCTATTTAGAAATTACATGATTGGTGTAGTACAGATACCGAAAGAAAATATTGAAACAGTCTGGTCTTTAGTTGATGATGCCATCACAAAGGCTTTAAAGCATTCTGGAAATCACTTTAATACATCTGATATTAATGATGCGTGCTTGAGTGGCGATAACCAGTTATGGTTAGTATGGGATGAAGATGCTGAAGATAAATTAAGAGGCGTTGTGGTAACTCGTATTATCATAAGACCTAATTCAAAGGTTGCAAATATATTTATCTGTACAGGAAAACAAAGAAAACTTTGGCAAGATAGATTGCACGATATTGAAAAATGGGCTAAAGATAACAAGTGTACGCACTGTGAAACTTATGCCAGACCAGGATGGTCGAAATTATTAAAACAAAAGGGGTATAAAATGACCCATTATTTACTAGAAAAGAAATTGGAGGAATAAGTATGTCAAGTGGCGGAGGAGATCAAACTACCACCCAAAGAACTGAGCCATACGCACCAGCAGAGCCTTTTTTAAAGGACATACTGGGCGAAGCTCAAAACATTTATAGAAGTGGTATAGGTAGACAATTTTATCCAGGCAGTACCGTAGTACCGTTTGCAACACAAACTCAATCTGCATTAGATTTAGGACAAGCGGCAGCACTAGAACAAGCTGGACCATCGCAATTAATGAATCAAGCAGCATCTACGATTGGCGGTTTCGCTGGTGGTGCTGGACAGAATCAATACTTACAAGGCATACGAGAAGGCATTACATCTGATGTTATGGGTAATGTTGCTACACAATTTGGTGGTATGGGAAGAACTGGAACAAGCCCTCAAGCACAACAAGCTGCTGCTAGGGGAATAACTCAAGCCTACGCACCGATTGCTTCACAATTAAGCCAACAAGAAAGAACAAGGCAATTAGCTGCTGCTGGACAACTTCCATCACTACAACAACAAATGGATGCAAGACGTTTTGGAGGTATTGGACAGTTAAGCGGTGTTGGTGGTGCTTATGAAAACTTAGCACAAAGACAATTACAAGATCAAATCGCAAGATTCCAATTTGGACAACAAGCTCCAGGACAAGCACTATCTCAGTATGCTGGATTAGTTTCACCTATAGGTAGTGGATTTCCAACACAATACGCTACTGCACCAAGTAATCAACCTGGCACTTTAGCAAGTGCTTTTGGAGGTGGATTGATGGGTGCTGCTGCACCAGCTTCATTTTTGGGTGGATATGGACCTGCTATAGGTGCAGGTTTAGGTGCATTAGGATTTTTAACTTAGGAGATATATATGGCAAACGGAATAAAAGGTTTTTTATCAAATCCAATGGCATCTTATACTACTGCAAGACAACCAGGTGGATTTTTAGCCCCTGCAGAAAATTTTAAAGGATATTTTACAAATCCAATGGCACACGCAGGTTCTTTAATCTTGCAGGGTGTTCCTGTTGGACAAGCTTTGATGCAAGGACCCCTACAAGCATTTGATATACAAGAAACATTTGAAGATAGAGAATATAAAAAAGAGACACAAGAATTTGAAAAAGAAACAATGGAACTTACTAGAAAAGAAAGGGATGACATAAAGAACTTTAAAGAATTATTACAAGATCCCAATTTTGATCCACAAAGTCTTGAATTTGCTGATTTAGCTAAGGTAGATTTAGGGTCTGTTGTTTCTAGCTTTGGAGATGAATTGTTTGGAGATAATTTAATGGAGGCTTACAATATAAATACTGATTCATTGGTTTATGCAAGTCCATTGGATATTAAAAATAATTCTCATTTAATACCAAAAGATGCGTCACGATTTGGAACTTCAGATGCAAGTAGAAGAGATTTTCGTTATATCGTAACTGATCCCACTACAAATAAAAAATATAATGCTTTTGACACACAAGATGGTAAAGTTTTAGTACAATTAGATGATGGTAGTGAAATTTCATACTCTAATGAAATGTTTGGAGCTGGTACACAAGCCGTAATATCTACTGTTGGTAATTTAGCACGATCTCAATTAACACTTCCACAATTTTTAACTATTAAAACAGAGGTAGAAAAATCAGAAGTGCAACTTGAAAAATTAGCACAGTTTATTTCAAGAAATGAAAATTTACCACAAGGTGCAGAAAAAATTCTTAACCAATTACAATCTACTTTTAAAACTATTTTTACAGAAAATGGATTAACTACTGAAGAGTTTATGCAAAGATTACAAGCAGGAACTTTTCAAGGTTTAATTGGAGCCAACAGATTAGAAGTAGTTGGTGGTGGTGTAATGACAGAGCAAGATGCTATTAGAATTATGTTAGCATTAGGTGGTGATCCTGCTTCAGCTTTTACTAACAAAGAAGTTGCTACAGCATTAATTTCTAACATTTTAGCTGACAAGCATAGAATGTATGAACAAAATTTAGAAGTTTACAATAATGAAGTTTCTGGTTTTTCAGGTTATAAAGTTAAAAAAGGATTTAAACTAACAGATGCACAAAAGGAGTTTTTTGACGCAAACGCATTGTTGCGTTTAGACGTAGATTCAATTAGCACTATGACTAAAGACCAAATTTTAAGAGTAAATCCTGCAGATTTAACTCCACAACAAATAGAAGAATATAACAAAAAATGGATAGAATATTTTGAATAAAGGACAAATATGACTGAAATTACAGTAGATGAAATGCTAAAAAGGCGTGACCAAAAATTAGCAGAAACGCAATTAAATATAGAAGATGTTGGTAGGGTAGAAGGAACTACAAGAGCAGTAGGACAAGGATTAAGTTTTGGTTTTGGTGATGAAATAGAAGCATTGTTTATGTCAAAAATAAAAGGAACATCGTATAAACAAGAAGTAGAAAAAATTAGAAACGAAATTGATAGTTTTAGAAAAACTAACCCTTTATTAGCTTATGGCGGAGAAATTGCAGGTGGCATTGGTTCTGCTTTAGGTGGAGGATTAGCAGTAAGAGCTTTAACTACAGGTGCTAAAGCTGCTGGAGCAGTAAGTAGAGCAGCTCCTACTTTACTAAGTTCTACAGGTCGTTCTGCTGCAGTGGGTGCTGGTCAAGGTGCATTGTATGGTGCAGGAACAGGAGAAGGTGTAGAAGGAAGATTAACAGGTGCTGCTATAGGTGGTGCTGCAGGTGGTGTTTTATCTGGTGCTGCTACTATGATATTACCTAAAGCTACAGCTTCAGCTATGGAATTAATTAAAAAAGGCATACCAGTTACACCAGGTGCTGCAGTACGAGGAAAAGGAGGAAGCATTTTAGGTCAATTAATTGGTGGAATGGAAACTGCTTCTACCTCTATACCTGGAGGAGGTGCTTTTATAACTGAAGCAAAAACTAGAGCTTTGGCTGAATTTAACAAAAAAGCTATGTTAGAGGCTATAGAACCAATTACAAACTCTACAGCAAAAAAAGGAGTAACTAAAACAATTATAAATTTTTTTAGAAATAAAACTGACGCTGCTGGAAAAATAAAAAAAGAAATTAAAAGTCTTTATGGAAACGAAGCGTATGATGCAGTTGCTAATTTAGTAAGTAAAGAATATAGTAAAGTTTTATCAAAAATGAAATTGTCAAGTTCAGGTTTAGATACTTTAGAAACTAGAATATTTGATACAGTAAAAAACGCAGGTTTGACAGATGATGCTTATGACATAGTTGTAAAAAGAATTACAAAAAACATTACCAATCAAATTAAAACTGATAAAAATGGAATACGTTTTTTATCTGGCGATACTTTAAAAAAAATAGAAACTGATTTATTTTCAGATATGCAAAGATTTCATAGATCTTCTGGAGTTGAAAGTTATATTGGAGATGCTTTTTCAGATGTTAGAAACGTATTTAAAACAACAATAACAGAATATAATCCTAACAATGCTTTAGCAAAAGTAAATTTAGCTTTTGCACAACTAAGACCAATAGATTATGCTGTAAAATCAGCTTTTAAAAATGAAGGTATATTTTCTACTGCACAATTTTTACAAGGCATAAAAATGGTAGATCGTTCATTTAATAAATCAGCAACAGCAAGAGGTAAAAATTTAATGTTAAATCTTGCAAGAACAGGAGAAGATGTTTTAGGTAATTTTACACCTGATAGTGGAACTGCATCAAGATTACTTGGTTCAATGGGTGCTACTGGTGGATTAGATATAAAACAATTAATAAATCCAGCATTTTATGCTGGAGTTGGATATGCACCAGGAATAATGCAAGGAATTAGAGGTGCTTTAGGTTTGCCTGGTCGAATAACTAGAGGAACAACACCATTTGTCGCAGGACAAACACCAGGATTAATAACAAATAATAATAATTAAGGAATTTAACTAGGAGGAAAACAAAATGGCTGGAACAGGCGTAGGAAAATTTAGTTCAACTGCAGGTAGTAATACTGCCAATATGACGGTGAACTTTGCAGAAAATATGGCACCGAGTAATGTCAATAATGCTGCAAGAGAATTAATGGGACATATGCGAGATATGTACGAACAACTCGGAGATGGATATTTTGAGTATGGAGATGGCGATGGTACGTACACAATTGCACGTGTTGATGCCGATTCATTAACCGTTGCATCAGCTTCTGATTTATCTGCAATTTACTTTGCAGGTAGAAAGATCAGAGTAACTGATGGAGGTGCTAATGTAGTCGAAGGGACAATTGCGTCTACTTCACACGGATCAAGTTTACAAACTATCAATATGACAGGTATTACTTTGGCTTCTGGTACTCCTACAAAAGTTGAAATTGGTATAGATACTGCTGCGTTTGGTGGAAAATTAATCTTTGATGATGACGGTGATACATATATGGAAGCACCGACTGACGATACATTAGACATTTATGTAGCAGGTGCAAAAGACTTTGTAATCACAGCGAATACATTTACTGCTGAATCTGGTAGTACGATTGCTGCACAAGCATTAACAGCTACAACTGTAACTGCTAGTGGTATTATAAAAACAGACGACACAACTGCTGCAACAAGCACAACAGATGGATCACTACAAACCGATGGTGGCTTATCAGTAGTTTTAGATGCAGTTATTGGTGATGATTTATATATGAAAAGTGATGCTGCTGTTATACACTTTGGTGCAGACAGTGAAATTACTTTAACACACAATGCCGATGCTGGTCTTACTTTAGGTGGTACTACACCTACGTTAACCATGGGTGATGGTGGAGCAGAAGATACTAAAATAATATTTGATGGCAACGCACAAAATTTTCACATAGGACTTGATGATACAACTGATGATTTAGTGATTGGTTTAGGTAATACTCTTGGTACTTATCCTGCTATAACTATAGATGAAAATACAAATGTTACGATTCCTGATAGTTCATTGACTGTTATAGGTTCAGGAAACTATGCTTTACTAACTTTAAAAACAACAGACGATGATACGGCTGAAGGACCATTTTTAAATTTTGTTAGAGATCCATCTGGTGTTGCAAATGGTGATTTAGATGGAACTATTAAATTTACTGCTGATAATAATGCTGGAGAAGCAATTGTATATAATGAATTACAATCGTCTTTAGGTAATGTAGCAGATGGTTCTGAAGGTGGTCGTATAACTCTTTATCAAATGATTGCTGGTACAGCAAGAAATATCATGGACATAAGTCAAGGTAATGTAATTTTTAACCAAGACAGTATTGATGGAGACTTCCGAGTAGAATCTGATGGTTTAACTCATGCACTATTTGTTGATGCTGGTAATAATAGAATAGGCATTGGAGAAGACGCTCCAGATGCAGTAAGATTACATGTAAAACACGATATTCATAACACATTCGCTACAAAATTTGAACATACAGGAGATGTTTCTAGTGTTGCTCCATACGGTATTCAAGTATTTTATTCTGGTGGTGCACCTGATAGTGGAACTGCTAATGCATGTATTGAATTTGCTGATACAGGAGCAACGAGATTTATCGTATATGGAGATGGTGACTGCTATAACCATGACGGTGCTTTCAATGCGATATCTGATGAAAGAATTAAACAAGATATAACTGATGCTAATTCTCAATGGGATGATATTAAAGCATTAAGAATTAGAAACTTTAGAAAAAAAGATGATATACGAGCTTATGGTGATGACGCAAAAACTCAAATTGGTGTGATTGCTCAAGAGGCACTACTAGTCAGTCCAAAACTAGTAACAGAAGTTAAACCGACACCTGCTGATGTACAATCGTCTTCAGAATTTGGAACTCTCTATGAAGATGGAGATACTATACCAGATGATAAAGAAATAGGAGATGTTAAAGAAGTTAAAGATCACGTTAAAGGTTTTAAATATTCTATATTACATATGAAAGCTGTTAAAGCTTTACAAGAAGCTATGACTCGTATAGAAACTTTAGAAACTAAAGTAACTGCATTGGAGGGTTAATATGTTTACATTAAATCAAAAAGAATATGATGAAACTACTCTATCTAACAAAGGTAAAAGTATTTATCAAAAGCTAATGAGAGTTGGAGAACAGAAATCTGACTTAGATATATTAGCTAATTTTTGGACTGCTCAATTACAGGCTGAACTTCCTAAAGAGGAATCTAAAGAAGAACCTAAAGAGGAATCTAAAGAGGAACCAAAGGAAGTAAAAGCCAATGGAACAGCAGAATAAAGAAGCAATTATCCGTATCGAGGGTAAGCTAGAGCTTATGGACAATAAGCTTACTACCCTCAAGGATAATCACCTCGCCCATATCGAGAGAGATATGCGTCAGCTAAGAGGATTAGTATGGTTTATTGGCACAACTGTTTTTGTACAAATGCTAGTCTTAATAATTCGTACCCTTATGTAGTATTGCACATCTTGTGCAAATCAAATAAAACTCAAGTATGTCAAACAGATGTATATTGATTATTTCAGATACTCACTGTCCTTATCATCATCAAGATTTAATTTCTTTCTTAACTTCAATTAAGAAAAAATATAAACCTGATCGTGTAGTTCACATTGGTGACGAGACAGATAAACATGGTCTTAACTTTCATGGTCAAGACCCTGACCTGCCAAGTGCAGGTGATGAGCTATTTGAAGCGAGAGAAACTATTCACGCCATTGAAAAACTATTCCCTAAAGTAGACCTCTTACACTCCAATCATGGAAGTCTTGCGTACCGCAGGGCTTTTAAAGCAGGATTACCTAAAGCCTATATGCGAGACTACAACGAAGTCTTAGAAGTAGGTAAGGGATGGAAATGGCATAGTGAACTAACCATAAGATTACCCAATGGAGATGATGTACATTTTCATCATGGTAAATCAGCAAACATATTAACCGTTGGACAAAAGCAAGGCACTTGTTATGTGCAAGGACACTATCATACCAAGTATGGAATTTCGTACTGGGGAAATCCGTCATCGCTTTTATGGGCGATGCAAGTAGGGTGTTTAATTGATAAAGACGCATTAGCTTTTGCGTATGACAAAGTATTCAAAGATAGACCGATCATTGGTTGTGGAATAATTATAGATAGCCAACCCAAACTCTTACCAATGGTCTTGAATAAAGGTGGAAGATGGAATAAAGTCTGTCCATGAAAACACTAGACAGGCAAGTAAGTGGAGATCACTACAAAAGGTTTATTATTCAACCAGCAGAGTTTATTAATGTTAATAATCTTTCCTATGCCGAAGGCAACGTCATAAAGTACGTTTGTCGGCACAAATTTAAGGGGAAAAAGGAAGATATTAAAAAGGCTATACATTATTTGGAAATGATTATAGAAAGGGATTATGAGTAGCGTGGCGAGAATGGAAGTGCCAAATAGGATGCGATCCGTCAATGTGCGTATGCTTATTGACACGATGCCTATAGTTTCCACAATAGATTATATTATATCTGAGTCTGGTGTTTTGCCTGTAGCAGTATGGGTAAAAACCAAGAAATCAGAATCTACACTAGATAGAGAGCTAAGAAGCTCTGGAAAAGCAGTATCTTTACTTTTACAATATGGGTGTTCTTTGAAAGAAGTGTCAGAAACATTTACAAGAGATAGCATTATTGGTTCAGTAGTCTGGTATTTAAACAAAAACTTAGACGATATTCTTTCAACTAAACAACCTGAAAAAGCACCAAATCTATCTACTCAACCAACTGGATATACAATAAAGTGAACGATATTAAAGAACGCATAAAAGCACACGAAGGCTATAGGTTAGAGCCTTACCATTGTACCGAAGGACACCTTACTGGTGGCTGGGGTCATAAGATATTAGGTAAGGAAGTAGTACCTACTTCTCAGGATGGGTGGGAAAACCTATTTAATAATGACTTTGAAAAGGCGTTTAATGGGGCAAATTCACTCATAGGAGAACATTTAGAGAACACTGAATGGTCGGAACTACCTGAACCTAAAAAACACGCTATAACAGGCGTTTTGACGGAAATGTGTTTTCAGCTAGGACAAGCAGGAGTAGGCAAATTTAAGAAGATGTTTACTGCTCTTGGCAAATGTGACTTCAAAGAGGCAGCCTCACAAATGAAAGACTCACGCTGGAACAAGCAAACTCCAGCACGTTGCTTAGAACTAAGCGGCATTATCCAAAACTTATAAGGAAATATTATGTTACAATTTTTGATTAAACCCCTTTTAGGGGTCGCTGGTGATATGATTAAAGGCGTAGTTGCAACCAAGAAAGCCAAATCAGAAGCAAAACTAACTGAGATAAAAGCTGCTACAGCATTAAAAGAACAACAAATAGCAGGTAAAGTATCTTGGGAAGCATCAGCAGTAGACCAAATGAAAGGGAGCTGGAAAGATGAGGTAAGTCTCGTTGTCCTACTTGCTCCAGCAGTTCTTGTGTTCATTCCAGGATGTCAGGAATATGTTAAAAG